TTCGATGAAGGATCATACTTAGGCGATCTAGTTTTTGATCTAATATTATTTTGTTTCTGTATTTTAGTTTTTGGTTTTGTTTTTTTAGATTTTTTAGGAGTATTTTCATTTGGCAATAAAGACTGTAGTATATTTATTAATAATTTAATTTGTTCGGGATTGTTCTTAATATCGTCAAGATCCATGTTTCACCTTTATTTTTTGTACTGATAGCATGATGTCCGATAAATTCTTAATGCTGTTAGCTATATAAGATAGTCTATCTATTCTTTGCTTAGCATATTTTTTAATTTTATTTAGTGCCGCGGCCTTATCGTTATGCTTGATGGCCTGTAATGATTTTTCTATAAATCCATAGCCCTTATAATTATTAATCTCGTCTGCAATAGTTTCTTTAATAGTTTCATCAGCCCAATTATGTCTAGCAATTTCTCGATTTAAAGTTCTTTGTACATAAAATGAATATTGTGCTAATCTATAAGATATTTGAGCACAGTCTTCTGGATTAAGTTTTTCTATAATGTCTCTACTCATAGTAAAATAATTATTTAGTTCTGTTTCATTAAAAGAGTGTAAATTATTATAATTTCCTAGTCCTAGAGATGATTCATATTCATCTAATACTTTATCCCATTCTTCCACTTGTTCTTTGGTTGTTTTATTATTCATAAATTTTACGTTTCCATTCTTCTATGTTTTCATTATATGATAAATCTATATATTTAATTCTATTAATTTCGCACCATTCTTGCTTTTCTTTATCTCTTTTTTGTGCTTTTAAAAAAGAAAGTTTATTAGTGTGATAGAAAGGTATAAATTTATAATGTTGTTCACCATGAACTTCTATACATTTTTTTAATAACGGTATATAAAAATCTAAATATAATACTTCAGATTTTCTAATATGAATTGGTACTTCTTCTAGAATTTGCATAGTGGGATATGCATCTTTAATTAAATCTCTAGCTTTTAGATGATAGCTAGACTTATGAGTAAGTGTCCCAGCTTTTACAATATTACCAGTTAGTGTCCAATTATGCCAATTCCCATCCAAATCTTTGGTATTCATTTATTTTTTGATACCCATTGTTTTTTGTACTTCGTTATATAATTCTTGATAAATTGAATCATTTTCAAGTAAAAACTGTCTAACTTTTTCAATACCTTGAAATTTAGTTTTATCATCATTTAAAAAGGATAGAGTATACCAAGCTCCACCTTTATTAATTAAACCAATATCAACAGCTAAATTTACTAGTTCCATATGTTTATCAATTCCCTGCCCATATCTAATATAGCTAGTAATAGTAGATCCTGGAGGACCAAGAGCAGAACATAAAGTTTGCCATTCTACTTCTTGTCCAATTTGAGTATTATCGGCACCTAATAGCCATGGTTTAAATGATTTAGCTCTTAATTTGACATCTGTTTGATATGCTATAGCTTGACCACTCTTTTCTTTAAATTCAGCACCATACCCTGTTGGATTGCCCATTAAATGAGTAATACCAATTACAACATTTTTATTAACTGGAATGACATTTGCTACTTTACGACAAAATTTAGCCAATAACTTTGCTCCATCTGCTCTTTGCATTTTATCCATATCGCTGGTAATTTCTGCTTCTGTGCATAATGCAGAATAGGAATCAATAATTAATACTGATCCAGGATCTTCATTAATAATTCTTTCTGCTATTTGTAAATACTCTTCGGCATGCAGTATTTTACCTGTTTGAGATCCAATAATATTGAATCTATCCAAATTGATATTTGGTATACCTTCTAAATCTCTCTTTTTTAATCGACCCTCAATATTTAGATAATATACATTTCTTGGGTCACCATTGGCACTATATTTCTCTTGTTGTGCTGTAGCCGCAAAATCTAAAGATGTAGTAGTTTTGCCACATTTGGGTTGACCAGTTAAAACCACAAAACTGCCTTCTGGAATACCTCCATTTAGAATAATGTCTAAAGCCGGACTAACAGGAATAGTTATACATTCTTTATCTATCACTGCTGTACCAGAAATAATAACATTTGATCCAAAATCTTTTGAAATACTATCTTGAAGTCCCATTTTCTATTTCCTTGAGTTTATCTAGTATATTTTTATGAGCAATATCTTTTTTACCAGTATCTAATAGATTTCTTTGTATATTTTTTGGTTGTGGTACTGGAAGATCCTTTTTTTGTTTCTTGATTTGTTCTATTATATCGTCAAGATGAGGCGCTCGCAATGAGTAAATTTTTATGCCTCTGCTAGACAGCAAACCATCAATTATATCCTTATATGAATATTTTTTTAATAATTTATGAGCAGCGGCAATTTGTCCTTTGTATTCCTTTTCCCATTCAGGGGACAGCCAAAATCTAAAATGTAAATCTTTATTTTGTTTTTTTGCTATTCTTTCACAAATAAATTCGGCAATATATTGAGCAGCAGTAACTGATTTACCATTTGAATATTTTGATGGAAATAAATTATTATTCATTTGGCCTAAATATATGTTCTAGATTTTTTGCGGGAAGTTTGGCGACACGTTTTTTAAATTCATCATTCACTGATGAAGCCTCTCTAGTCATAATAGATACATTATTTATCTTTTTGTCTCTAGTATGTCTAATCATTAATTCTTTAGATTTTGGTAACGCCTTTGATGATTTGATAGGTAATTCTACTTGTTTAATCGAGGTATTTTTTTCTATGTATCGTTCTACTTGTTTAATAGTGAGTTTTAATTCTTCTGCTATTTTTTCTGCCGAATAATTTTGAGTTATTAACCAATTAATAGCATAAGATAGTTCTTTAGTAATTTTCATTAGTTCATCTCTCTTTCAGCGTTATTGATCCATGCGATATTTTTTGTTCTTAAAAAGTTAATATACATATCGAATATTCTATTATTTACTTCTTTAAATTCCCATGCTTTTTTGCCTACTTTTGATAGAAATTTATTTTCTGTTCCTTCAGAATATAAGCCTATAGGATTATAAATTTTACCATATGTGCCAACCTTTATATAATATCTAGTTTTTGTATCAGAAATATTTTTTTTAGCAAATACCTTATCTGATGCTGCGTTTACTCTTGGATTTTTATTGTTGTCTAAAAAATGATGTTGACCAATAATAGTATAATATTCAATATGATTGGTTGGGGTGGGTTTATTATTAATAGTAAATAAATTATCCATTTTTTGGCTTTCTTTTATGTTTCATTCCATTGGTTCCTGGCCATTTAATTTTAGGTTGTTTTTTTACTCTTGACATACCAGATGGTAATGGCTTAAGGTCTTGAGTATCTTTGTATGAATTATGTTTTGTATATAGATGCTGCTTATAGTCATCGCTCATTCTCTCAGAGTTTCTTTGAGCTAAGTCGCCAAGCGTTTTTAATTCGCTATCTGCTTTTTTAACAGCAGAATTTAGCGTCATAGCATCTTTCACAATTTGTCTACTGGTTGCACAAGAGCCACACAATGTACAATTAGGATTTTCCTGATAGTCTTTGATATAAGTAAATAATTCAAATTCTGAATTACACTTATTGCAAATATAAGAATATGTTGGCATTAATAATTAAAAGATTGAGGTAAGTATACAAGCCATTCGTTTGGTATGTCTTTCTTTATTTTATTTAGAAGTCCGACAATGGGCAAGTATTTTGGATTCTTATTGGGTTTGATAGGCAGATTCTTAAGAGGCATATTGGCCTCTTTTGGAGTTTTATTTCCTTTCTTTCTGTTGCACCATGTGCATGCTGTAACTATATTAGTCCAAGACGTTGGAGAACCTTTATGGTCTCTCCATTTAGACTTAGGTATAACATGATCATAGGTTAAATAATTTAATTCATATTTTTTACCACAATATTGACAAGAATAATCATCTCTAATGAATATATTTTTACGAGAAAAAGTGATGGTTTGGTTATTGATTTTAAAAAATCTATTAGTCTTAGCTACAGCAGGTATAGGATATTTTTTATCAACACCATTAATATAATCATTTTTATAAAAATCTATAATTTCAATAGAATATTTTGGATTGTGATTAAATCTCATAGACCATATCATTGCCTTTTGCCAAGAAATAATTCCTAACGGAGTATAATCCGCATTAAGCAATAAACAGTGTTTATGATTTTGTTGCATTTTCTATATTATCTAACCTAGCTAAAATTTTAGCTATAATTGGATTTCTTACAATATCAGAAGATTCTAGCTTACAATTACCTATGCCTTCAATACCATCTAAAGAATTAATCATATTAATAAAGCCACCCTGTAGATGTCTATTTAAATCTGATTGTCCAACGTCTCCAGTTAATACTAACTTACTCTCGGTGCCTACTCTGGTCAATAACATTTTTAATTGTTCATATGATGCGTTTTGACACTCATCTGCCACTATAAAACAATTATGGAAATTTCTACCTCTCATCAAGCCTAATGGTACTACTTCTATCTTATTATTTAATTTAAGACTAGCATAGTGAGCAATAGGTATAAAATGATGAATTTCATCTATAATTGGTAATAAATATGGATATAATTTTTCTTCGGCAGATCCCGGGAGGTATCCAATTTTTTCTCCTGCTTCTAGTACTGGTCTAGTGATAATAATTCTATTTACTTTATTATCTAATAAATATTCCAAAGCCATACCTATAGCAATATGTGTCTTGCCAGACCCGGCTAGTCCTTGACAAAAAGTAATGGTATTTTCAGCAATTGTTCTTATATAGTCTTTTTGATTTTCGCTCCTTGGTTTTAGTCTATTTCTAAACGCATGACCAGTTTGTGCATTTTCAATATTATTTGTTAAATCTATTGGTTTTTTCTTTT